CAGGCGCTCCCCCATCTGCTCATAGCTGAGTCCCTCTTCCTCCATCAGGCGGCGCAGGCGGCCGCCAAGGCTGCTCTCCCGCTCCATCTGTCCGTCCCTCCTGTCCCATTATTGGGGCTATCCTATCATATTTTATCACCATTTGCAACAGAAACCAGAAAAAAGCCCTTGACTGTTATCTCCATTTGGTGTTATTATAGCCTCGTAATCGAACATAAGTTCTATTTCATCCGTTCAGTATCACCATTTGGAGATCCAAGATGCGAAAAAATGCCCCGCCGACTGGCGAGACATTTTTTGGTGGAGGAGGGTGGATTCGAACCACCGAAGCGAATCGCAACAGATTTACAGTCTGCCAAATATTTTCCGTTTCCATTGCGCCGCAGTAGCTCCGCAACCTATCGCCCAGTTTTACCCATGCATTACCCAAATATTTTTTAGATTCTTTTATTTTATCCTAGGATATCATGGAGTATTATGGATGTCAATAACGAGAGGGGGCACTTAATCTTGGTGCCCCCTTTTTCTTGCCTATTTACTTTCTCTCTGGTCACCGCCGCCCAGCTTGTCCCCCGCGCCGTCCACAGTGGACTCCAGGGCGGCGATGGCCTTGCGGAGCCATGCAGGTACAGGCGCACCGAGGGCACCGATGTTCTCCACAATGCTCCCCAGCTCGGTCATGATATACCAGACCAGCACCAGAACACTCACAAATACCTCATACTGGAAGGGCATCTCCAGGGCGGGGATGTTGGCTAGAATCAAACCGATCACCCCGTCCAGAATGGCGGCCACCAGGACGGCCACCACGGCCCCCAGCTTGTGCCACAGGCCGTCCCTTGCCACCTTGGACGACCACTCCCCGGCCCGGAGGGCGGCGGCGGTGCCGGTGCCGTAGTCGAGCGCCATACAGAGCAGCCAAGCAAGCACCAGCCAGCCAAACCAGCCCCACAGGGCCGTCAGACCGCCCAGCACGGCGGCGACCGCCGTCTTGAATCCGTTGATATGCTCCATATCAATAGTCCCCCCTTACATAGTCGGCCATCTTGCCGATGAGCGCCTGGACGTTGGCGGCGGAGTAGTCCCCGGCCCGCCAGTAGTCCGGGCTGTTGATGATGCCCGCCTCTGCCAGCGTGTCCACGTCGGTGTCCAACTTGGACACATTCGCCGTCTCTCCCCGGCACAGAGCCAAGAAGCCCTCCCAGGCCCCGGTGGTGGCCCGGATGGTCTTGGGGCAGTCCTTGCCGTTCCAGTGGGCATGCTGCACCACTCGGTCGATGGGGATACCGTGATCCTCCATGAGCAGGCGCACCAGGCTGGCGGCATTGGCCTGAGCCTGGGCAAAATCGCCCCCGGCGTTGACGCAGATCTCGATGCCGATGCTGGTGGCGTTGCCCGGCCCGTCCTTGCCGTCCCCGGCATGGTAGGCCGTCTCGTAGTCGGGCAGGTGCTGGACAATGGCGTGGTCGTCCACGGTGTAGTGCCAGCTCACCAGAGCATCCTCCCCGGCGGCGCTGTCCAGATAGGCCCCGTGGGCCGCGGCGTCGGCGCCCTTGGCCGCGTTGCCGGTCTCATGGATGGTGATGTAGGTGTCCGGGTTGGTGTCCCTGCCCGGCCGGTTTTTACGCCCATCGGAAATAATATGCTCCTGGATGGCGATGCCGTTGTCTGTGGCCCTCTGAGGGCCCTCCACGGCCTTCAGATAGGCCAGGGACACCCAGCCCTTATCTGTCCTGCCCCAGCCGTCCCTGGCCTCCAGCACGTCCACCACCGTGCCCATGGGGTACGCCCCCACCTTGCCGTAACCGGTGCCGGGGCCGCTTCGGATGTTGACGCCGATGCTGGGCGTCACTTTGTACTTGCCCATACTCTCCTCCTTGTCCGGCGGCTCCTGGCCGCCCTGTTTGAGCCAGACGCAAATCCAGTTGTGCACCTTGCGGCTGGCGGTGATGCGCTCCCCGCCGAAATCGCACTGGCTGGAGCCGCCCCCGTCTAGCATGACGGCGGAGGCCCAGCCCAGCCCGGCCAGCTCGTCTCGCAGCGCCTCCGGCGTGGCCGCGTCTCCGGTGCCGTCTCCGGAGCAGTAGAGGGCCAGATCGCCGCCGCGCAGACCGATGGCGCTGCGCCCCCTCTTGCCTCCCTGGGCTGATCCGTAGGAGGGCTTATCCACCGGCTTACCGGAGGTAACGAGGGCGGTCACAGCGATAAAGTTGGCCGCTCCCCCGTACTCGGATGTCATGCGGATGTCCGGGCCCTTGTCCCAGGCGTAGCCCATCGGACGCCAGGGCGTGCCGGAGAGCATCGCCCCGCCCACCTTAAGCAGCGGGCAGGGGGTGCCGTCTGGGTTCCACATGCCGCCATTGAGCACGTAATGGGCCTTTGTTTCAGCCTTGACCTGAGAGAGCGTCTTGCGGCAGTTGGTGACTCTCAGCTCAATCCGCTCCACGGACGAGAGCGGGACATATGTAATGAGCTTACTCATTTGATTCACATCCTTTTATCCAGCGATCCCGCTGTTGATTACTGTTCCGGGGCCAGTAGCCCGGCCAGCTCCTGGTACTCCTCCGGGGTGAGCCGGTCGGCGGCGAGATAGACATCCATCTTGTCCTGGAGGCCGTCGGTGCGGCCCCGGTCAATAAGCAGCTTGCAGAGATTAAATACCGTGTTCATGTCCTTCCCCTTCCTCAAACAGCATTGGTGGTGATTTCCAACATACAAAGTCGTTCCTCGTGCTCGGACAGCATGTCCAGAGTGATGTCCTCTGCGAGGGGCGGCTGGGGTTCCGGCTCCGGCTCTGGAGGCCGCTCAGTAGGCGTGATGCCCACCAGCTTGTCCCCCTCAATCTGGAGGTCACACCAGCCATAGGTCGCCCACACCGCGTCATGGAGGTGGGCGGGCACCTCTATGTAGTCATCCAGCCAGCAGGCGCTCCGCCCGCTCTGGCTCTGGATCGGGTGCTGGCCGGTCTCCAGCGGGTCAATTTGGATGATGGTCATATTTAATTCACCTCTTATCTCTAAACTATGGCGTAGTAGTAATATACAGTTCCAGATGCATTAAGTTGTTCACTTGTCGCATCAGGTGTGGTAAGGTCAAAATACCAACTGAAAGTTTTTCCATCCGTTGATTTTTTACCGTAAGAATCTCTTGAGGAATAACGGTAGCCAAAACCAAAACTAATGCCTTTTGTATACTCAGTAGGGATAATACTGCTATGAATAATATTAGAAGTCTCGCCATTTCCATAACCGTCGATACTCTTATAGTAATTATTTGATTGCATACCATAAATACAGAGTATTTTAAAGGGTTCGGCTAAGGTTATTTGATTAGGGTTGCTTTTACCTGTTTTTCCTGTCCCCACATAGCTCCCCAAAATAACCCTCGCCCCCGCGTGCTCGTCCACATACTGCTTATTAGCGGCATCCGTGGAATCAGCAGGAGCGGCCAGATTGGCTATCTTGTGACCACTCATGCTGATTGCCCCGGACATGACTCCACCGGAACTTGCAAGAGCCCCCACCTGCTCCGCCGTAACGGCGTGGGGGTTGTTCTTGTTCCCGGTGTGGGCAGTCAAGTTCTTCTGCACCGCCTCCGCGCTGCCCGCCGGGTCATAGTCCATCTTTGGGAGCTGCTCACCTGGCACCTTGCCATCGGGCCCCAGCGTCGCCACCCCATTGGGCGCGCCCTTCTCGGAGGACTTGACGTACCCGGACAGGTCGATGCCCGCCAGCGCCTCCTCCAGCTCCTCGTGGGTTACCCAGACGCCCGCCGGATACTCCAGCGAGACCTCCACCTCTCCGGTGACGCCGATGGCCACGGGGAAGCGGTGTACGTCCAGGCCCTCGGCGATGGGCGGCACCGGCTGGGCCGGGTCGCCCAGGGCGGCGTAGTAGAGCAGGGTGGGCGCGTCGTCGCCCACCTTGGCCATGACGCCGAACTCGGAGAGTGTGAAGCCCTCCTCCAGCCCGCCGCCCATGTCGTTGCGGTACTCCACCAGCTTATCCGCCAGAACCTCCAGCTTTTTCGTCAGCTCGGCCTTTTCGCGCAGGAG